CTCCAGAAACTTGGCTATTGAAACTTTGTCAATGGGTAGAGTCTAAGCGTAGTCGCAAGTCTTATATTAAGATTGACAAATACGACACATGGTCAATGGATCATACACTTGCAATGATTGTTTTGCCTATGCTGAAACAATTAAAAGAAACAAAGCATGGGTCACCTTTTGTTGATGATGAAGATGTACCAGAAGAACTGAAATCAACTTCAGCGCCAGCAAAAGAAAATGAATGGGATACTGACGAAAATCATTTCAAGAGTTGGGACTGGGCACTAGATGAAATGATTTTCGCATTCACTTGCAAGAACGATGATTCTTGGCAAGAAGCATTTCGTTCCGGCGAACATGAGTTGATTTGGAAACCTGTTGATAAAGATGGCAATGAAGTCCCAAAGAAAGACGCTAAGTTGTTTCGAATGGAACATGGTCCTAACGACACATACAAGTGTGACTATGAAGGCATGAAAGTTGTTGAGACTCGAATTCAAAACGGATTCCGTTTGTTCGGTAAGTACTATCAAGCACTTTGGGATTAAACTGTGCTAAATACTTCTATGATAATCATAGGAGACAGCGATGGATTTCTTCACAGAAGATGCAGTAAGACAACTAATTCCAAAAGTTAAAAACTTTGAAGAGTGGTACAGTAATTTGTTGAACATCTTACCAGAATATGACATAGATACTTCAGCTAGAGTTGCGGCATTCATGGCACAATGTGGACATGAATCTGGTGGGTTTACTGTTATGCAAGAGAATTTAAATTATTCTGCTAAAGGTTTAGTTGGTACCTTTAAGAAATACTTTCCTACTGAAGCCCAAGCAAAGCTATATGAACGTAGACCAGAAATGATTGCTAATCGTGTATATGCTAATCGTATGGGCAATGGAGATGAAGCATCTGGAGAAGGTTGGTACTTTCGTGGTAGAGGCATTGTACAGATTACAGGAAAGAACAATTACACTAAGTGTTCGCAATCATTGTTTGAAAGCAATGTGCTAGTTGAGAATCCTGATTTACTACTTGAAACAGAGTATGCTATTCACTCTGCTTGTTGGTTTTGGTCTGCCGCTAGACTAAATGAACTAGCAGATATTGGAGATATGAAGACAATGACAAAACGAATCAATGGTGGGTTCATTGGCTTAGAAGACAGAATCAATCATTACAATCATGCGATTGAAATTTTAACTTAAAAGGGCGATAATCATGTTTAAAAAAATTAAAGAATTTTTCACAAATAGCAAACCAGCAGTAGAGGCAACTCAAGAAGTTCCTTTGACTGTGGTAGATGTTGCAGTTAAAAACATCAAAGAAACTACAGAGTCAATAACTGCTACGGTTCAAGTTACACCAGCCACAACACCAGTAGCAGAAGCAACATCTGCGCCAGCAAAAGAACAAGCATGGACTAAGAATCCTCCTGCGGCTATTGCTAAACCCAATAGGCAAAAGCAACAGCCTGCTAAAGCAGTTACTGCACCTAAGAGAAGAAAACCAGCGCCAAAATAAATGCGCTGTTATCTGCCTATATATACCTTTGGTTCTCTTTCTCGCTGTCGTTGACGTTCACTCTTAGGAAATAACTCATCACCGTATTGAGGATATTTTTGTTGTCTATCGTATGCAACCCACATAAACATTGCGCCCATAGTAAATATTACTATTAAAATAACCAGACCTATTATAGCATCTTGCCTTAACTGTTTTATCTGTGCGGCTCTTCTTTTTGATTGCACTTCTTCTGCTCTCATCTTAATTGTCATAAGTATTTTTTGTTCTTTACCCATAACTTTCATCATCTCTTCTACTTCAGTATACAAAGCACCTAACTCAGGTGGGCTTTGATACACCATCAATTCACGTAATTCGGTCCCCATTTGTTCTAATTGTTTTTTCATCAGAACACGCTGTAACGCACGTTTACCTAAACTGTCATCACCTTCATATAACTCCTCTTTACTTCTACGTTCTTCTTCTGCAAAGATAGCCATGCATTTATTTAAGTTATCATAGTACGTGCCAAGATGATTTCCAATTTCTGTATAGATGCCAACAGTTTCACCATCACGTTTGTTTAATTCTATAACACGATTTTTTTCTCCTATGTAAGCATTACGTTGCGTAACTGTTGCTGGCTTGTCTTTGTGGTTATTATGAAACTGTTCATCTAAATCTTTGAGTACTGCTTTAACATCACCAGCCGCACCTTTAATATCTTTGTATAGTTGGCATCCTTTTTTAACCGCTGACACAGCGGCATTAGCCATGGCAAATAGTGTGATTGGATCCATTTTAATTAAACGTAAAAATCTATAGTGCTGACATTGTATATTTCCATGCGTATGTGATTCTCATGTGATCTTTTTGAATACAAATCATACAAATAATCTCTAAGATGTATTTTTTCAATTAATTGTTTATTGTATTCTTCCCACTTTTGTTCATTTTTTTTCGCATGAACATCGGCTAATATGCCATCAACATTTGAGTAACTTGGTGGTACTATCGGAAACCATGTTATTCCGTCCATTATGATTTTTCTTTTCGTTCTCTTTCCTCAGCCCTAGAAAAATAATAAAGAAGTTTCCCTCGCAATTCTGCTGAGTCGGATGCACCACCCCATTCAGCAAGACGATTCCAAATTATAACAAGTTGTTTACTGTCACACTTGTTTCCATTTGTTGTTAACCATGATGATAATTGTTGATGTCGTAATCCGGGATCATGTATTGAATGTGCAATTTTATAAAAATTAGATACCAAACAGGTGTTGGTATCTGTAGCAACAATATTGCCTATGCAATCATCACATTGTTCACTTAAACTTGATATACTCAGAAATGATAATATAAATGCTATTATCCATTTCATCGTGACATTTCAGAAGATGCTAGATTAATTCTAGTTTTCACCACATTTAAGTCTGCGGGTTCTGTTTTAAAACCAACTGCAACATATCCATCAAAGTCTCCAATCTCTGGAGGAATACCACCACGACAGATAAATGTAGCACCTTGCTTGGCTTCCCACTCTGAGGACTTACTAGTTACATCTAGTTTATCGCAAATAACCTCTCCGTTAAGCATACCAATAATTGCGGCATTACGGCCAGGATCTTTATTAAACAAACTAGAAATTAATCCGTCTAAAGAGTTGTCTCTGCCTTTAGCACCGAAGGCCAACATTGTTGTTCTTGTGTTAACTACTAAACTTGCTTTGTGTACTACAACAGATACAGCCTCCAAATCTTTTTGTAGAGTAACAGCAACAGGAATAAGATGATTTACTTCTTTGAGATTAGTTACTTTACTTGACTGAGTAATTGCATTTAGAATAACTGTTCTACTATCCCATGCAAAGTATCCAAAAAAGAATACACTTGCAAGTAAGATTACTTCAAACAATTTAAAAGGTGTATCAACCCACTTAATTAGATCAATAGCTTTATCTAACATTGACGATGCGGATTTTGTAGCACCACTCACATCAACACTAATTACTGATGCTGGTGCAGGTGATACTTTTTTAACTGTTCTTTTTACTGGTTCCTTTTTAACAGGTGTTGCTTTTTTTGTTGCTGGCTTTGCTATAACTTTTTTTGTTACCACGACAACCTCCTTCTAATGTGTCAATTTATTTATGGTAAACCAAGTTTTCGGCAATTATCAGAGGGGGATTTTGTTGTTTTTGAGCAACAAAGCCAAAATAACCCTTGACTTGCTGTCCCATTGTGGTATACTAGTCATATGACATTGAGAAAGAAACGATCCGACAGAAACCATGTACTGTATAAAGTTACATGTGTAGATACTGGCGATTCATATGTTGGCTTGACTGTTGCACAGGGACAAGCCTACGTGCGTTCGGTTAAAATCCGCTGGCAAAAACATGTGAGTCGTGCAAAGTGCGAAAACAAAAACTGGGCAATGTGTAATGCATTGCGTGAATTGGCTGGTGCCGCATGGCAATATGAAGTCCTTGAGGTGATTCGTGGACGTAAACCTGCACACCAGCGTGAACGAGAATTGATTGCCGAATTCGAGCCATCTTTGAATACGTTTTGACATACCAAATATGCTATGTTATAATGTTTAAAGTAACGTATAGGAGTGTTTATGAAAAGTTTTAAAACCGACAGTCTCGCAATATTTTTTGGTGTACTTGCTGGCATCATAACTTTGGTTTTGATTGGTTCATTGTTTACTATCATGTCAATCAATGTAATTTTTGGAACTAACATTCCATTTAGTATGGAAACTATATTTTCTATTACTTGGTTAACTATGGTTGTTGGTGGAATAATGAGAGGTGTCAAACAATGAAAAAAATCTTAGCGATTGCGATTACCACATTAATTGCAACATGTGCATTTGCAGATGATATTGTCAATTATCAAATTGTGCCAGTTATTAAAGTTGATCCGATTGGTAGCATGAGAGCCATTTCAGCACCGAGAATGTCGTGTACCAATGTTGAACCTGTTGAAGGTGTAGGCGCACCAGTTCAAACTCAACAACAAAAATGCGTATCATATAGTGACAGAGAGTTTCGCTATAATGTTACTGCATTCAATGTGACGTTTGAATATCAAGGACAAATTCGTACAGTCAAAATGAATTATGATCCTGGTAATGCAATTCGAATTAAAACAGTAACGAGAGTTTATGCTGTAGAGTAAACTATGAAAAAAGCACGTACACTACATAGTATCATAACAACTTTATTTTTGTGTAATGTTGCACAAGCTGGAGTTGTTCTTGTAGAAGATTCGTCAACCAAAGACGGCTACTATATGGCAAAGGTGATAAATGTGAAACCTATTATAGAAAAGGTACCGTACATGACTACAAAAAATTATTGTCAAAAACAATATGGAATAACACACTATTCGGGACCAGGAACTAATACTCTAGTCTTGGGTATGACGCCTCCGCTTTCAACCCCTATATGTAAACTTGTCAATGAGCAAGTATATCAAAGTGTTGTCAAAGGATATCAAGTAACATATGATTTTAAGGGTACACTAAAAACTGCAATTTTAAATAATGAACCAAGTGAATTTGTGCAGGTGTATAATGCTCCATGACGTATTATGTTTATGGTGCAGAGGGAAGCAGAACAACCAATAAAGTTGAAACGCTGTTGACAGTCTGTAGACGCCAATATAAACTATTCATATTGGGTCAAGATTATTCAATAGAACAATTGAGGATATTAGTTCCAGAAACTAATTTTGTTCCTCACATATACCACGATGCAAAATACATTGGCGGTATTAAAGAACTATACGATTATTTGTATAGTGAAGTGAAAATGGAAAAACAATTTCAAAACGAAACCCGAGAATAAAACTTGACAATTGATTGGATTATGAGTATACTAGAGACATTGAATGGAAGACATTTTTAACATGGAGAACTTTGATATGACGAATTTTTATTATGCGAGTGCTAATACAAGTGAACAAAAAGCATTTCGGAAGTGGCTTGTTAGCCATCTCAAATATGGTCCTGTGACTGTTGACTTTCTTAAGAAAGACGGCACAATGCGTACCATGAAATGCACATTGTTAGAGTCTGCAATTCCAACATAC